CGCGATATCCTTCTTCTAAACCCCCTGCTGTTCGTCAACAACGCAACAGCCCCCTGCAGGAACATGTCAAAAGCTGTTCCTGCCATTTGCTCTGTCACAGTGCTGTATCTCATACACCGGTTTTCTACCGATTTTTCACCCATCCGCGTAAGCGCTTGGATCGATTGGTTGTTCCCGCCTGAGACCATCACACACAAAGTACAGAGCCCAGATGGTATCGTCGAGTTGTTCGCCAACGATTTCCGTAAAATCTTCACCATGGATTACTTCATGCTCGACAGGGCATACCTTGCTGAAGATAATATGCACAAATACGGCGCGCGTCGCCGCCTCGCCGTCGTTAACATGGCTCATGCCGTTGCTGCTAAGCTCGGTTTGCCCATTTTCGACGAACAGATGTCACGCCGCAGCATTCACCGCAAATACGGAGGTTGCCGGACACTTATGGACGCTAAAGACACTTGCTCATACACGGCCGAGAATTTGAAACATGAGGAACCAAAATCCGGCTGTATTGTTACCCACATCGACACCTTCACACACAAAGAACTACAGGATGCGAATGATACCCTTTCTGACGGGAACATTCATTTTCTTTACACCTGGAACCCAACGTGTGTTGCTGGCAAATCCGACGAAATGCAATTCCGCTACGACGCCAACGGTGAATTCATCACCGAAGTCGACGGTTCTGCACCTTATCGCGATTGTCTTTGGGATTTCGAGGACGATTCTCTTGTTACTTTCACAAACAAAGTTCGCTTCTCTCCAAATTTCTCGAGCACTTTTCTTGCCTCCACCGTCTGCTGCTGTAAAGCTCTCCAATTTTTCAACGATTGGGAGTTTGTCGGTGCACCATGGCTTTCCACCATTGCGATTGCCGCAACAAAGCGGTATCATTTCATCCTTCCTTTCGCCGATTACATTGGGAGTTTCGGATCGTATGTTCCATTCCTGGCATTCATTGCCTTGTTTGGATCTTTCACCGCGACCGCAACTACCCACAAAGTTATCCGGCTGGATGTTGGTGAACATCGCTCTGTTGTCATCACTGTACCTAACAGCCACTTCAGGGGCATGGCTGCCCTTGTTCGCCCATTTCTCCATGCCGCAGCCTTGAAACCACGCCGTCCCCAAGTCGGCGTCACCAAAGGCGGCCACAAATTCCTCGCTGAAAAGCGCAAGAATCCCAGTGGTTTTTCTGTGGCATTTTTGGGTTCGCACCTCTCTCATTTCATCGGCGACGCTGTTTTCGACATCACCAAATCCCTCACCACGGATAAAGGTTCTCCAAGCATACCAAATGTTCGAGTTACCACAAAATTCGAGGGAAGTGAAGCGAACCGCGTCGGCATTGCTCTCGCTATCGCTCTCAGCGATCAAAACCGAACGGTTCAGAGCTTTTCCAGTAACTATGGCTATTATCCTCTTCCAACCATCTCCCGACAGGACGATGAATCGAAAGCTGATGGCCAAGTTATCCAACCGGTAATGGCGCATGGCGCCATGCCCGCTATCGTTACCGGCGCCGCATACATACACGCAAAGTCTGAAGCTCAGACACGCGATTTTGTGCAGCGTCGTCTTCGTGATCCTGCTGGAAAAACCCACTCTGTATTTACACCCGAAGTCGTTATGTACATATCCGAGTTCGCTGCGCACATCAAGCGTACCGTGCTTGGGAACTTCAACGGCTGCCTCGAACCGATCAGTGAAGAAGAGTATATCGCAACTCGGAGCAAGACCCAGCTCAACAAGTTCTATGATGTTCTACCTATATATGACATCTGCAACTATGACGACCGGGACGGCTTCATGAAACGAGAGGTGCTATCCAACCCTGCGAAAGCTGCTCGTGGCATCTGCTGCCATCCCGCCTCTCCTCAAGGTATTGGCGGGCGCATCTCTTTGGCATACGCCGCCGCTATGAAAGAATGTCCTTTCATGGCGTGTGGTTTAAATCCAGAGGAGACTACTGAAGCAGTTGTCACTGCCTGCCTCGACGCTGACTCCATAACAGACACTGATTTTACGGCTCAGGATGCGACAATCGACATCAACAAAAGGAATGTTGAGTTGATGCTGCTTCTTCAGCTTTTCGACAGTGCTTGTCATGAACTCATCGAGAACTGGCATTTCACAGATTATTACGGCCGCGTGCTGTATGGCGACAAAGGCACCAAACGCGAAGCGTTCCACTTCAATGGTTCACGAGGTAGTGGCAGTCCTTTCACTACCCTCGGTAACACACCGTTGACCGCGCTTTTTGCATATATTGCGCTCCGCCTCTCTGGCAAAACCCCCCAAGAGGCGTGGGATGCCCTCGGCGTATACTCCGGCGACGACGGACTTACTGCTGATCTCCCTCCCGTAGCTTGCGACAAAGCTGCTTTGGCTTTGGGTTTCCTGGTGAAGACTACTTGTCGCACCAGGTTCATCCCTTTCCTTGGACGGAACTATCTCGATCCCATTGGTGGCTCTCGATCCAGTATCCATTCTCCACTGCGTACTCTTGCCAAGTTACACGCCACCCTTCTCAACATTGAAGAGTTCACTGCTGAAGAAGCTATGATTCTGAAAGCCATCTGTTTCCAGGTGACTGACAGGCACAGCGATTTCTTCGGTGCATGGTCTCACAAAGTGTTGACGGATGCGCAGAAAGACCAGTCTTGTCAGGTTAACACACTGAAGGCTAGAGTCTTGAAGTACCCCGGCTTGCATCCTTACTTCGCTATTACTGCCCTCAAAACTGGTACGACTTTCGAAAACCACCCCGGCGACTTCCTCGATCTTTTTGAAGAAGAAATGCCGGGTTTCGACTGGAGTGCTTTTGAGGCATGGCTCGAACACGGCACCGGCCCGTGTCCTCGTCTTTGGGAACACCCTGAACCCACTGACGAAACCATGACCGAAGTTGGTCCAGTCACACTCGCAATGGGTGGCTTGGACGATGATGCTAATAAGCAAGACTATCCTGGTCCTGCTCGCAGTCCTACGGACAAGAAACTCCCCGCACACTCTCCTGACGATAAGAAGAAAAGGAAAAACCAACGGACAGTTGACGGTTTGCGTCTACCTACCCGCGGTCCTAGCGAACACAAGGAGTTCCTTGAACTTGTCAAAGCAAAAGGACTATATGAGGAATACCGTGCCGCCAAAATATCAGATGCTGATTCAATGGACGTCCAGAAAGAAAAGAGACGTACCCGCACACGCATCGAACAAATGGTCACCAAACCTGTACATAAACCACGGTCTCAATAGTTCACGGGCACGCTAGTTTCTCGAAGTCTGGCGTTATACTAAAAATCGAACCCTGCAGCGGCGGTGCAGGGGGATGAAGTTGAATTAAACTCTCCCCCCCACTGCAAGCGAAGCTACCCTTCCCTTCCTCCTTCCTTCCCTATTTTCCCTTATGACAGCTAATAAACAACAGTTCATGACTAAACCTAAGATTAGGAACCTTCCTGGCCCCGAAAAAGAACGGCGATGGAAGCAACATCTAATGTCTGATGGTGGTCTCACAATTAATCGAAATAAACAACGCATCTCCGGACGCGGTGGTTATTATCAAGATAAATACAATGAGATGAAGTCTTGGGCCAACAGTCAACTCAGCAAGATCCCAAAGGGCACTTTTGGCAAGATGGGTGGAGCCTTAGCCGGCGCTCCCGGCATGGCTGCTGGCGAAATCATCGCTCAGCTAACCGGACACGGTGATTATCAAATTGCCAAAAATTCCCTCATCGATGATGGCGGCGTACTCAAACCCGCTCAAATGTCTTTTGCCCCCACCGGCGCTGCATCCATTCGGATCAGAAAAAGAGAATTCATCGATGATCTTGTCGCACCCGAAGACCCTACCGCATTTTCGCAAACTCAGTTTAGGCTACAGCCCACTGATGGTAAGACTTTCCCATGGCTCTCTGCCGTTGCAGAGCATTTCACTGAATGGGAGTTGCATGGTGCAATTTTGACCTACGAGACCACTTCTAGCAATTTTGCTCAGGATATGGCTCTCGGAACTGTGTCGATTGCTACCCAGTACAATGCTAACGAATTGCCTTATAGTAATATGAGGGAAATCCTTCAAGCAGCTTACCACAGCAGGGGCAACCCGTCTGAAAGTATCATGCATGGTATCGAGTGCGATCCCACTCTCCAAGCCAGTGAACATCTGTTCACCCGCCGCTTTGGAACGTCCGGCCCACCCAATCTCTACGACCATGGTGTTGTCACCGTCGCCACCGATGGCTTACCAGCTAAGCCTGGGACTGTCATCGGCCGTCTTTTCATCACCTACGACGTTGAGCTCAACTTGCCATGCCTCCCAGGAGGCAACAACTTCGATGGTATGTGTTGCACATTATACAACGCCACCCCATCGTCTACAAAACCCCCTATTGGCGACCCACTTTCGATTGTTTCAGCAGGCGTCGGGCTCACTTTTGGCACTGCCGCCGGCAATAACGTCATGGCTTTGCTTCCTTCCAATGGACCGTGGGCCCGCCCAAACTTGCCACCTGAATCTCTCACTGCTTTGGTCGCGTGGATTTCAGACTCAAATTCATCGCCAGGGTTGCAGTATCTATCTTTTGCTAACGCTGGTACTTACCTCATTGAGATCTATTTCCTCGCTGCCGTTGGTGACAACCCAGGCGATTTCATGACTGTTGAACCCCTAACCACCGACGTTGATGTGGGATATTATACCACATTCTTTGACGCTTCACCTTTTCCAAACACTTGCCAATCATATGGTCGTGTCACCGTGGAATGCCAGAGCGCTGATCAGTCCATTTCTTTGCTCCGGCAAAATGCTGCCAACGTCGCTTCGTGGACGGTTATTACTGTCTGCGGTTAAAATTTCTTCCGAAACTATTTCCCTTACTAGTTCTGATGTCCGTTTCCGATTCCTTGCTTTTTTGGTTCGATGCGCATATCCAGTCCTTACCCGGTATCCCTCTTTACGAAGGTACGTCTTTCGAAAGCTCTGCTTACATGCTTTTCGAAGACCTTCCTTTTGGTGTCTGTGAGTACAAAGTACCGTACCGCAGTATCCCGTTTAAGCGATCCGGTCCAAAAGGCTGGACTTATTATCCAGTCGACGAGACTGGAACGCGGCTCGCTCGCATTTCTTTCCGCTCACCCAAACCCGGTGTCTATATCCGGGCCCTGGTTAAGCTGATCGATTGTAAGACTTGTGACGGGACAGACTACTGTTCTGTCGCCGAGCATGCCGCTCTCACCATTGACAATCTTACCTCTCACGGTATGATTGAAATGCGTAACGATCCATCTAACAAACGTCGGAAATTGTGCATTCAGCACTAGCGTGTATGCTTCGCACGCTGCCTACCCTCAGGCACTCATTGAGTGTGTCCTGTAAAACGTAACTCGTTTACAAAAAGAAG